TCTGCTCACTTCTCAATGAGTCTGGATATTGGATATCGGCTATTATAGGCGATGTTGTAGGATCAGCGGTATTCTCTGGAAGTATCTGCTCCGTTCCGCCTACTTTTGAGTCAAATATCATCTGTTCCTTGATGTCAGAAGAGTCTATTTTTCAGTTCTCATCATAAAGGTCAAACGCCCATTTTCGTGTTGCGTTATCGTTTTGCGATGCGTGTATAGTCTTGACCTCTTCGCAAGGTGTCATATTAACTCTAATCTTTTCCATTATCCACCATCCATTCCCACAGTATAGCCATCTGTGAAGCAGTTAATGTTGATTGTGCTAGTTCATCTTCGGTTAATTTACGAAAATCGAAATTAACCTCAATGTCTGCGATAGGCTGAAACTCTTTTATGAATTCTTTGCCCTTGTCACTATTGGGATCAATAAAGTTCTCTCCATCTGCGTACTTAATAAATAAATCGTTTTTGAACTTGTAATAGTCTTTAAGTTCATCATCAATCATTCTTTTATTACGCATCAGTTTGAACCCTGTTGCTCCCTTTTCATTCATCATTGAATTAAGAGCAATGCTTAATGCTTCGGCTTGTGATTGTTTCATTTCTCTCCTTATGGTGTATTCCAATGTACACACCCATCATTCTCTAAAGTAAGATAATATCTGTTTGCTCCAAAATACAGATATATTCTGTTTGTGCATTGTAATTTTAAAGAATAACCACCGATGTAAACGTCTTGTGTTGAACCTGTATATCCAGCGTCTTGCCAATCCCCTGTTGCGGTTGTTTCATTTTCGTTTGCATATATTCTCACCGCACCACCTGACCTTAACCATAAATCATCTTTAGACCAGATTTTATTTGTTTCATCAGAATTAAGACGTATGGAATTGGTGATGATACCACCTTTTTGGTTTATTAATCTTAAACTGTTGCTTAAACTTCCACCCGATCCAGAGGACTCCATAGCCAATCTATTAGCTAAAACATCAGAACCAAGTTCATAGTTTGAAAGCCACGTATTATTAGCGGTATTATTGCTCTGAAACACAAGGATATTAGCGGTTTCGTTATAACCATAATCTCTATTGCACAGTTCCATCCTTGTCCTTGTGTTTGTGACAGAATGTTCAAACCTTAAAAAGTTTGCGTTGTTATCACCATCATTTACCTTTTTGTTACGCAAAAACATCAAATTGGAATTCAATCTTGCTTCCAACATAACAAGATTGGCACTTTCTTGTGTTCCTGAAACTGTTTGATAATTATGGAAAATCAAACGGTTGTATTTTTCACCACCATCTAGGAAATGTGCATCCCATTCCATGAAGTTAGCGGTCAAATAATTATTCTCATCATCATAGTTCAGCATTTCTAGGAAGTTATTACTATAACCACCTTGTTTGTTCATTATTAATCTATTGAAATAATTATTTGATGAAGAAATGTTGTTTACAAAGAAAGCACCTTGCGGTTGCATACGGATAGAGCCTGTACCATCAAACGAAACACCTTGCGGAACATTGTTTACACTATAAGGTGCTACCTCAATATAGTTTGAATTAATATCACCGAACCGCATATACATTCCGTAGCCTTCAAGGAACTTCAATGTGATTGTGGCTAAAGAATTGACCACCGCTTCACCGCTTGTAGTCCATCCACTATTCCAAGTCTGTCCGTAATCATCACTCATCATAAAACCTGTAGAAGTGATTTGATACTGATATTGAGATTGTGCTAGTGTTTCGGCATTGTGCAGATATATTCTGCCGATAGAGTCCTTTGTCATGTGCAGACCCATACCATTGGCGATCAGTTTTGACATCTGGAACATTTCACTTTCAATCGCTCCTGTATCAATATCTAAATCGCCTATAGCATTATTAACTGCACTATCAACGCTCTCGTTTATGACAGTATTGAGGTTTGCTCTCGCATCGCCTAGTTCAATCTCATCGTATCGGTTTAAATTGACATTCCAAACAGTTTTGATCACTCTTGCGGTTGCTTCTACGTTCAGTTTCTCAAAGTAAACGTGTACTGTATCGCCTAAAGAAACTCGCTCCAAAGGAAGGATGTTTTTATATTCTTCCGTCTGCCATAAAGGAACAAAACTGACCTTAATGTTTACGTTTGGAACTTCTATATCGTTGTTCGTTGCGTAGGTCTGTGCTTTTGCATATAAATCTGCTTGAGAAGGTGTATCACCGCTCTCATAGTCACTTGAGAAGTCTACTATTTTGACTTTCGGTGTGGTTGCTCCGGTCTTGTTGTAGATTCCGCTTGGCTGATAGAAAACATCATCTATCACAGCGTAACCATAAACCGCATCAAAGACATTTTCGATATTTTCCTCTTGAGTAAAATCGGTTAGGTTCTTGCCATAAGCGATGCGAACTCCGTTATCTGCTCCACGATGTGCCAACATCCTAACTGTTAAGTTATCCCACTCATACTCTCCACGGAATGTATCAAGTAAACTGCCTTCGTAACCGCCTAAACATTCCCTAAACGAACGAGGTATGTCTAAAGTAAAGTTAGAGGTTGTATTGGTGATGTCTGTGGTCATCGTGAACGGAGTTGAACCGATCACATTTGTCAGCATCCCATTAACCGAAGAAACCGCACCTGTGGCTGTGAATGGTTTTACCACTACACCGCATAAATCATAAGTGATGTGCTGTGCCTTTACGTTTACGATTCCATTTATTGCCTTTGAAATGAAGTAGATGCGGAATATCTGTTCACTTGTGTTGTGCAGGCATTTAACCAATCCGCCTGTATGCAGTAATGAAAAATACTTTTCGCTTGTGGCAATGTCGAACTCTAGTTCATACGATCCGTTGAGGTTTTCCGTAATTGTGGGATTGATGCACCCAATCTGCCCTAACCCATTGGAAGTGTCTGTAGCTAAAGTTGTTAATGTTTTAGTGTCATCTAGTATGATCATAACCGCCACCACCGAGGATATAGTAATACTTTAGTAAACCCACTAACAGAGATGTCATTTTCTTTGACAAGCACAGGAAAGCCACCCACGATAGTCAAGTCACTATTTCTGTTTATCGTGCCTTCATAACAATCTTGCGTTTCGCAATCTATTATTGTGGTCGATGTGTTATTCGCTAACGTAAGCGTAGAATCGTTGATGGTTATACTTCCTGTGCCTGTTACTTCAATGAGCGGAAGTGCAATTTGTGAGGTTGGATTAATAATGGATATGGCATTAGTAATCTCAATCGCATTCTCGCCCATTTTCAGCCATTTCTGTGGCTTAAAATCAAAGTTCAAAGTAAATGTTCCCTTCTCGTTGAATTGCCATAGGTCTGGCTGTATTTCATCCACGAAGGAAGCCATATAATAGACATCCGGCTCTTCGGTTGTTTCCAACCTTCCGTAACCTTTTGTATTTGATAAAGCATCAATCAAGCTGTTGTAGTTCTTGATGAAGTCTTTGCGGATAAAACAGTTGAAAGGTCTTGTGATGTTGCTATAAGCACCTTGATCAATGATTAAATCACCATTTCTGCCGATTACTGAACACTTCTCGACTAAACGCTCTGGTTTCCGCCAAAGCTGTGAACCATCATAAAAGCATTGGTAGTCAATAAGGCTGATGTCATTGAATGTTAAAGTGTGGTTCTTTCTCATTATCTATACACCAACCTTTCTCTTTGAGTGACCGAAGTCAATCTGTCTATGACTAAATCGGCTAGTTCATATACGTTCTGATCTTGGGCATTAATGGTCATATTGACTACTGTTCCCTTTGATGCCTTCTGGATCATCGACATTAAACTATTCGTGCCGACTATCGTTTCGCTTCCGGCTTCGCCACCGCCCAATAATTTGTTATCCATCATACCGAAGATCGTTGGATTGTTTAAAATCATACCGTTCTTCATTGCTTTAGCGTACCAATCAATGCTGAAGTGTGGAACTCTTGGTGGCATCAACGAGAAGCCACCGCTTATGGAAATGTGCGGTAATTTCAAGTGAGGTAAAGACCATTCAAACTTGAAGAATGATTTTATCTTTTCGATAGCATTGTGAACAGCATCCCTTGCTGTATTGATTTTATTTTTTATGCCTTCCCCTAATTCAGAGAATTTCTTAAGACCGCTCAACACCATCTCACCGATTTTCTGCTTGATCATATCGATGTTTTTGCCGAAGGCAACACCGATGGCAATCGCAGAACCGATGATGGCTATCGCTACACCTAGAGGTGAGAACAACGCACTTATAGCGGTCACTAACGCACCTAACATCGTGATGACCGGACCGAGAACCGCAAGAACACCAGCGATGATCAAAATCGTTTGCTTTGTGCCATCATCAAGGTTAGAAAGCCAATCAATGACCTCTCTCACCTTTTCCAACACCTTAACGATTATAGGCATCGCACTTTCTGTGATCTCGCCTAATAACTGCTGAATGGATTCCTTTGTGGATGAAAGCGAACCGTTCAAGGTCTGTGATTGTGCTTCCATTGCTCCAGCATATTTGCTGCCTTCTGCCGAAGCCATAGCTAAAGCGTTAGCTAATTCTTCGTAGGTGACATCCATTTCCTTGACTTCTTCAACAGATTTGCCTGTGGCTTCTGCTAATAAACCATAGATATTAATTCCGGCATTTGCAAACTGTTTGATGTCTTGGCTTGTTGCCTTGCCGACATTCTTGATCTGTTGCAAGTTCTGTGCCATTCTTTCAAGTTCGGCAGACCCACCGCCTGTGGCAGAAACAGCGTTGCCTAAATCAAGGATGGTTTTTCTTGCTTCATCTGCGGAAACTCCAGCCGATATCAAATACTGATTAGCCTGTATCAAGGCTGAAGATTCAAACGGTGATTTTTGAGCATCAGCCTGTAACTGCTGAATAATTTTATCGGCTTCTTCGGCTGACCCTGTCCGCGTGGTGAACATTGTTC